TCTTACGGAATTGATTATAAGAATAGAGAGTTATATCTACACTCTTACATTGCAAACTCAGACGAAGATCCCGGCGTTGATTATAGAATGAGTACTACATTCTATAAGAATATTAGAATGTTAGATACCATGTCAAACGAGCCTATCATAGTCCATATGCACAGTATAGGTGGTAATTGGAATGATGGCATGGCCATATATGACTCCATATCTCTTTGCAAGTCGTATGTAACAATCGTAGTGTACGGACAAGCAGAGTCTATGAGTAGCATCATACTACAAGCGGCAGATAACAGGGTCATGACGCCTAACTCCTATTTCATGTGTCATTTTGGTTCTTCTGGATATTCAGGCAATTATTTAGATGTACAAAAAGGTGCAGCGTTTGAAAAGAAAATGACAGATGCCATGCTAAATATCTATACAGAGCAGTGTATGAGGGGTAAATACTTTAAAGAGCATTACAATGAACCAGAATTTGAAAAAGTAAAGAATTATCTTAAAAGAAAACTCAAAGATGGAGACTGGTTCATGGAGGCTAACGAAGCCGTGTACTATGGTCTTGCAGATTGTGTTCTCGATACCAGAAAATGTAAGGACATAGACAACCTAAAATGAGCGATCTAAAGAAAATAGACGAAGCTTGGCTTAACCTAGACGTACAAGATGACCAGTTATTCAATCCGTTCTCAGTGGTCAACTTTAGAGAAGACGATTTTCACTATAGGATGCTCTGGCTGATGACTAGACCAGAGTATTTCTCCTTCCTATGCAAACACGTATTCAATATAAATATATTACCATCTCAAGCTTTATTCCTTTGCGAAATGTGGAACAGAAGATTTCCCATGCTTATCGCAAGCCGTGGTTTCGGCAAATCGTTTATCTTGTCTCTATATTCTATGATTCGCGCCCTCATTCTACCAGAGCGTAAAGTTGTTGTGGTAGGGGCTGCGTTTAGACAGTCTAAAGTTTTGTTTGAGTATATGGAGACTATTTGGAATAATTCTCCCGTACTAAGGAGTATGTGCGATGCAAACAGTGGACCAAGACGAGATGTTGATCGCTGCGTTATGCGTATCAATGGTTCTCGCGTCACTTGCCTCCCTCTTGGAGACGGACAAAAAATTAGGGGCCAGAGAGCTAACGATATTATTAGTGATGAATTTGCTTCTATTCCAAGGGATATCTTTGAAACTGTTGTTGCCGGTTTTGCTGCTGTTAGCTCTGATCCTATAGAAAACGTTAAAAGATTAGCTGCCAAAAAAAAGGCAGAGGAGCTTGGTATAATAACAGAAGAAGAATCAGATGCAGTCATAGAGAAAAAAGACAACCAAATTATCCTTAGCGGTACTGCCTATTATGACTTCAATCATTTTGCTGAATATTGGAAAAAGTGGAAATCTATAATCAAAAGCCAAGGAAAGCAAAGTAGGTTACGAGATATCTTTGGAGAAGACCCACCAAAGGATTTTAACTGGAAAGATTATTCAATTATACGTATTCCTTACGAGCTTTTACCAGAAGGCTTTATGGACGCCTCACAGGTCGCTAGATCGAAGGCAACGGTCCATGCTGGTATTTATCAAATGGAGTTCGGAGCGTGCTTTACACGCGATTCTCAGGGCTTCTTTAAGCGTACACTGATTGAGGCTTGTGTTGCTAACGAAAAAGATCCAGTTAAAGATAGTGAAGGTAAAGATATTATCTTCCAAGCTCAACTACGTGGAGATCTTAAAAAGCATTATATATTTGGTGTTGACCCCGCTTCTGAGGTTGACAACTTTAGCATCGTTGTAATAGAAGTCAACAAAGATCACAGACGAATTGTTCACTGCTGGACAACGAACAGAGAGCAGCATAAAGAAAAGGTCAAGAGTGGATACTCTTCAGAATCTGATTTTTATGCCTATTGCGCTAGAAAAATTAGAGATCTAATGAAGATATTTCCATGTATTCATATCGCTATGGACGCTGGCGGTGGCGGCATTGCCGTCATGGAGTCTTTGCACGATCAAGACAAGATAAAAGACGGCGAAGTTGCAATATGGCCAACAATAGACGAAGATAAACCAAAAGACACAGATGATCAAAAAGGCTTACATATCCTTGAGATGTGTCAGTTCTCTAAGTATGACTGGTTGGCAGAGGCTAATCATGGTATGCGAAAAGATTTTGAAGATAAGGCACTATTATTTCCTATGTTCGATTCCATAAGTCTTGGTCTTTCAGAAATAGAAGATGAACTAAAAGGCAGAACCTTTGACACCCTAGAACAGTGTGTTATGGAGATAGAAGATCTTAAAGACGAATTAGCCATGATCCAGATTACACAAACGAATACAGGTCGAGATAAGTGGGACACGCCAGAGACTGTTATCGGGACAGGCAAGAAGGGTAAACTCAGAAAAGACCGTTACTCCGCACTATTAATGGCTAATATGGCCGCTAGAACGCTCGCTAGACTACCAGAGGCCAGCGTCTATAATTTCTATGGCGGTTTTGCTACAGTCGAAAAGGTAGACAAGAAAGGCGACCTGTATAGCGGTCCCAATTGGTTTACAGATTCCGTAAGTGATATTTACTGATTTTCACGAGATTTGTGTATACTATAGTAGACATTCTAAATCCATTTGAATTCATTGCATAGGAATCAAAATGACTAAAGACCCCAGAGAATCGCTTATAACTTGGAACGACGCCGACGCTGCCGGTAAGGCTAGAGCGTTTGAAGAGTTTTCTTCGGCTCAAGAGGCTTACGAGGGCGTTTCTAAGGCTTACCATAGAGAGTATTTGGATATTGAACCAAATAGATCCGTAAGGCCCAGCTTTACTAGTCAAGATTACTACGCCTTTAGGCCAGAAGAGCAGGTTCCAAGAAGGTCCAAGCGTATCATAAAAATGTGCATGGATGCTTATGATAAAGTTGGAATTGTTCGCAATGTTATTGATCTCATGGGGGACTTTGGTAGTCAAGGTATAAATATTGTTCATGAGAACAAAAGTGTAGAGAAGTTTTACCAACAGTGGTTTAAAAAGTGTAACGGTAAAGAGAGATCTGAAAGATTCCTAAACAACCTTTACAGAACTGGTCAAGTTTTCGTATACAAAAGCTATGCTAGTATCACACCAGAAATCACCACATACGTCAAGTCTTTAGCCAAAGACATCACCTTAGAAGTTCCAAATATTGATCAGAACGTTGTTCCTTGGAGATATAATTTTCTAAATCCAATGAACATAGACTACAAGGATGGCGCAGTAAATCTTTTTCTTGGAGTGAAGAATTACGAGCTTACCGCGCAGACATTTTTTGATAACTTTAAAGACGGTGGCGTTCCAAAGAAAATGATGGAGAGCCTACCCCCTAACGTGAAGAACGCTATACAGAGCGGCAAAAAGAAGATCGCGCTAGAAGAAGATAGGTTAAGCGTATTCTACTATAAAAAAGACGACTGGCAGCAGTGGGCGCATCCTCTTACTTATGCAATTCTCGATGATATTATAATGCTAGAAAAGATGAGACTTGCTGACTTATCTGCTCTTGATGGCGCTATCTCCAACATTAGACTATGGACTCTTGGCAGTCTTGACCATAAGATTCTCCCTAATAGAGCAGCTATCAACAAGCTTCGCAATATCTTAGCTAGCAATGTTGGTGGAGGCACTATGGAATTAGTCTGGGGTCCAGAACTTTCTTATACTGAGTCCAACAGTCAGGTGTACAAATTTTTAGGCTCTGAGAAATATACGTCTGTACTCAATAGCATCTACGCTGGTCTAGGTGTTCCTCCAACCCTAACTGGTGCTGTTGGCCAGAGCGGTGGTTTTACTAACAACTTTATCTCGCTAAAAACACTTGTAGAAAGATTACAATACGGTCGTGATCAACTTGCTAAGTTCTGGGAGGCTGAAATTGAATACATTAGAAAAGCTATGGGCTTTAGAAAGCCAGCCCATATTACATTTGACCAAATGAGCTTATCTGACGAGTCTGCTGAAAAGAACCTTCTGATTCAGCTTGCAGATAGGGATATTATATCTCATGAAACGATCCTTGAGAGATTTAAAGAAATTCCAAGCGTAGAAAAGATGAGACTAAAAAGAGAGCAAAAAGATAGGGTAAATCCAGACCTTCCAGACAAGGCTAGCCCTTTCCATAACGCTAATCATAAGCAGGACATGGAGAAGATTGACCGTCAGGGAGAACTCAACAAGCAAGCTCAGGAATCTAAACAGACCCCTAAAAATGACAACGGAAGACCTCCGCTCAAACAGGACGATGGACCAAGAAAGAAAAGGGTTGACACACCTCGATCAAAACCCGGAGTTGCTGAACTTGTATCTTGGACCAGTGAAACTTTCGATGTTGTTTCTGATACTATAAACAAGGCTTACCTTGCTATCAACGCAAAGAAAAACCTTAGACAGTTAACGAAAGATCAGATCTGTGATCTAGAAAATTTAAAAGTTCAAACCCTTGCAAGTCTTGAAATACTAAAGGATGTAGATGAAACTATTGTAGCAGAAGCTATCAACAATATTAAAAATACCCCTATAGAATTAAAAAACCTATTAAAAACAAACAAAGTCTCAGCTTCTGAACTACCAATTAATTCTTACAAGAAGAAGCTCATTGGGGTCTATGTTGAGTATTTACTCGGCCAGTTTTAAGCCTTTTTTGATTTTTTTCTTTTTTTTGTGTATAAACCACTGAGGTAAAAAATATGAGCATAAAAATATATCAAAAAGAAATCGAAGACGGCATTGGCGATCTCATTAAGAGTACCGCCAGTGTTGCGTATTGCTCTGAAGCTACTGTCAAAAAGGGCGAGTTAGCGGTCGCTAAAGAAGTGATCTCTGATAAAGAAGTTCTTGAAAGAGTAGTGGCAGAAAACAAAGACCAAATAGACCTTTATTATTTAGAGTCAGTTCTTGTATCTACCGGTTGGAACAAGAACGATGATGTCTTTTTATCAGACGCTACTTGGGCTGCTAGAAATACCCCAGAAGACAAGCAGTTCAATTTTATGCACAACGAGAATGACATTATAGGACACATAACTGGAAGTTACGTCTTAACAAAAGACGGTAAAGCTGTTGCTGATGACGACAATGCCAAGCCAGATGAGTTTGACATTATCACACAAGCTGTGCTTTATAATAGTTGGACCAACGATGAGAATAGGGAAAGGATGCAGCGAATCATTGCCGAGATCAAAGAAGGCAAATGGTTCGTTTCTATGGAGTGCCTATTTGCCGGTTTTGATTATGCCCTTACTGGTGAAGATGGTGTTGGTAAAATTTTAGCGAGAAGCGATGAATCAGCATTTTTAACTAAACACTTGAGATCTTATGGTGGAACCGGAGAATATGAAGGGTATAAGGTAGGTAGGGCGCTAAGAAATATATCATTTTCAGGAAAAGGCTTGGTAGAAAAACCAGCTAATTCCAGAAGTATAATTCTAAGTGGAAACACATCAGCAAACGTAAAATTTGATTTAGAAGATTGTAACTCTAAACTTTCAATAGGAGATGTAAATATGTCAGATAACACGCTGTTAGAGAAGCAGTTGGCTGACGTTCAGACTCAGCTTGCAGAAGCTAAGGCTGAAAACGAAGCTATTAAAGCTAAAGTCGAAGAAGCTAAAGAAAAAGAATTTGCTTCGCAGATTGAGGCTTTTGAAACTGCCGCCGAAGAAAGCAAGGCGACTATTGATGAGCTTAATGAGCTTGTCAAGTCTACTCAGGCACGCATTGCTGAACTCGAAGACGCTTTGACTCAATCCAATGAACAACTCGCTCAAGCGAAAGAACACATGGATGAGATGAAGAAGAAAGAGAAGATGGAGAAGCGCAAAGCCGCTCTTATCGAGGCTGGTTTTGAGCAAGAAGATGTAGAAGCAACTCTTGCTGCTTTTGATGCTCTTGAAGATGAAGCCTTTGATACTGTCGTCGCTATGTACGGCAAAAAGAAGGAAAAGAAAAAAGACGAAGCAGAAGCCGGTATGCCTCCCGAAGTAAAGGAAGCTATCGAAAAGAAGAAAAAAGAAAAAGAAGCTAAAGCCGATGAAGAAGAAGCTGAAGCTGAACTTAATCAAGAGGCTTTCGAGGAAGTCGAAACATCTGAAGCTGCTTTGGTAGAAGCTGACGAGTTCGATCCTGTTGAAGCAACGAGAGCTAGTGTTGCTGATTGGCTCACAAACCATGTACTTTCTAACAAATGAACAAGGAGAACTGAACTATGGCTCTTAAATTAGATAGATATGAAGAATCTACTGACATCAGCTTTTTCTACAACGAAGGCACTGCCACTCGTGGTGGAGTTGTTGTTTTAGATGCAGCTGCTGTTGCTGGCGCTTCTGGCGCAGCATTGGATCAGGGCGAAAACTTGGTGAAGTATGCAGCCGCGACCGCCACAAGCGTCCCGGTTGGTATTTTGCTGAATGACGTTGTTAATAAGGACTTAACCAGAACTCACCTTAATCAATATAAGGATGAAGTTCAAAAGGGCGGTAAAGTTACTGTCTTGACGCGCGGTTGGGTTGTTACCAGCAATGTTGAAGGTAATCCAAAGGCCGGTGATTTGGCTTTTGCTTCTTCGACTTCGGTTGGAAGTATTTGTAACGGAACAACTTTTGCTGCTCAGTCTGGTGAGCTTGCTATTGGACGTTTTATGTCCAGCAAGGACGCCGATGGATATGCAAAGGTTTATGTCAACCTTCCTAACACCTACGGCTCTTGATACGCCCTAACTTAAAGGAGATTAATAATGCAAACTGAAAGACCAAGTGATGAATTCATCTCGCTGCTCAGAAAATCTGGCGACAGCGATCAGAACGTTGCTTATGCAGCACAGCGAGAATTCGCTAAAGCTTTAGAACTTCCTTTGCGTAAGGGTGTTCTTATTGGTAATATTCTCGGAGACATCTTCGAGACTATTAATGTCGAGCCGGGAGCTTCCACAGAGTACCCTCTCGATTTAATTTCTCCGGGACTTGAAGGTGAGCATATCGCTTACACCAATCCCGGTCACGGTCGTATCCCAGAACGAGCGGTCGAAAGCGATTACGTCACCATTCCTACTTACAGCATCACTAGCTCGATTGATTTCTTGCTTCGTTATGCTCGTGAGGCTCGTTGGGATATTGTGGCTCGCGCTATGCAGGCTCTCGAAGCTGGTTTCACCAAGAAGATGAACGACGATGGCTGGCACACCATTTTGGCTGCTGGTGTTGATCGTAACATCTTGGTATACGATGGTGATGCAACCGCTGGCTTGTTCAGCAAGAGACTCGTCTCTTTAATGCAGACTACCATGCGTCGTAACGCTGGTGGTAACACAGGTTCTGCAAATCGCGGACGCTTGACAGACCTTTACGTTTCGCCAGAAGCTCTGGAAGATGTGCGTAACTGGGGTCTTGATCAGGTTGACGAGGTAACTCGTCGTGAGATCTACACCGCAAGCGAAGGTGGCGCTCCCATCACTCGCGTCTTTGGTGTTAACCTCCGCGATCTCGACGAGCTTGGAGAAGGTCAGGAATACCAGACTTTCTTCACTGACGGGCTTGGCGGTAGCGTTCAGGCTGCTGACCTTGAATTGGTTGTTGGGCTTGACCAAGGCGCAAACGACAGCTTCATCATGCCAATGAAGCAGCAAATGCAAGTCTTTGAAGATCCTGCGCTTCACAGACAACAGCGTGCTGGCTACTATGGCTGGGCTGAACTTGGCTTTGCAGTCCTAGATAATAGAAGAATTATCTTAGGCTCGTTCTAATCGCCCTTGACAGTCTGAATAATAAAGAGTCATTCCTGATAATATTGGGAATGGCTCTTTTTTTGTGTATAATAGGGTGTAATCACAGTCTCATTAAAGGACTTTTAGGAGGTAAAAATACATGGCTTCTTTATCTGACTATTTAGAATCAGGTCTGCTCCACCACCTTTTTAGGGGTGAAACGTTTGCAAAGCCAGCAAATATCGCTATCGCTTTATGTTCCGGTGTGCCAGCTGAATCTTGCGACGGCAACGCGCAATACCTTGGAGGCACTTTACCAGAGCTGCCATCTGGTGACGCAGCAGGAAACGATACTGGCTATAGAAGAATTGATCTTGGTGATCCATCAAGCGTTGGAAGCTCAAAATGGGAGTATAATCTTGAAGATCATGCTGCCGGTAGCGGACTTATAAAAAACGCTTCTTCATTTTTATTCGACGAGGGCGATGGAAGCGCCGCGCTTGTTGATTGGGGGTGGGTATCTGGCATTGCCATTGTAGACTCTGGAGAGTATGGTACCGGAAACCTTCTCATGTATGCCGCTTTAGACAACCCAAGGATTATTTACACTGGTGACACTGTGAAGTTTGACACTTCAACACTTCAAATTAAATTTAACTAAGTATAGGTGTCGCCATGATATTATCAAAATCTGATTATCTGGAGAAGATGAATAGTCTCCTCCAAGACAACTCTACACAGCTTATCTCTCCGCAGGATCTTAGAATTTCCCTAAGAGATTTGGTTGATTCTGTCCATCTGTTTACTGATGGTAGTGAGATAGTAAGCGCTAACTTTGCCACACCAGATACAAGAACTACAATTGCTGGTGAACTAGCGTTAGGTAAATTAAAATTTGCTGGAAGGTCAAGCGTAGATAATTCAGCTTTTGGTTATTATGCTCTTGGCGCCAACTATGATGGCGAAAAAAATACAGCTGTTGGCTCTCATTCTCTTGGTTGCAGCCTAAGAGGTGATTACAATACGGCTGTTGGTTTTAATTCTATAGCTGGAACCACCACAGGTTCTGGAAATACGGCTATCGGCTCACTATCTTTACAGTCACTCAGGACAGGCTCTTTCAATATAGCTATCGGTCATGGAGCTGGTAGCCATATACCAACCGGCGAAAATTATAAATTCTATCTTGGTATTGACCCAATAGACTCTGATTACACATGTCCAGACTTAGCAGAAGTTTCTGGAGCTTTACCTCTTCTATATGGCGATACCCTCGACAGAAAACTAGCTATTGGTATTAGAAACCTTCATGGCTATGGCGCTCTTCAGGTTTCTGGTGATATTGCCCCATCGCATAACGATTCTTTCAATCTAGGTAATTCTAATTTCTCTTGGGAATCTATTAACGAAAAGGTTTACTTTAGCGGTGGCTATGTCGGCATTGGGACTTCTACACCGTCTGGTAATCAGGGTTTGGTCACTGTTAATGGCAACATTGTACCCTCTGAAGATGGTTCCTACAGCCTTGGTTACGACGATGGCACAAATAGGTTGCTGTGGGATGGTTATTTTAACGATGTTGTTGTTAGCGGTAGATTTTACTGTAATGATATAAACATTGTTGAGGTGGATGTATGCTCTTACGACTGTAAAACGCTACATCTAGCAAGTAGCGGCCTTTGTGGTGATGATCTTCTTGGTGACGCTTTTTGTGGTTTCTTGACAGATGAAGGTTTAGACGGAGCTGGCCTTGAGGTACATTCTAGCGGTTATGACTACAGAAGAGATTATAAACTATTATTCAGAAACGCAGATCCAAACATAACATGCTTAGAGCAGGATACTCACTATTCTAGGTCTAGGTGGCAATCTAATATTAGTATAGAGGTTACTTCCGGCAATCATTTCCAAGGAAATAGACTTCTTGGTGACGAATCTGTTTCCATAATTAAACAAAGTGGCTGCTACGGCGTTTTCTCTACAAGTCAACACCCGTCCGGCGATAGGTTGTTTATATCTAGAGAAGACCATGTAGACGCCCACCAATCACCAGCAGATATTAACTTTATCTCAAATTCTGGTACACACATTGATGCGGTCACAGGAAACCCATCTGGTTACGACTACACAGTATCCTATGGCACCGTTGATTCTGGCGTTAAGATAACACAACAATTTGCTTCTAGGATTAAAACCTCTTCTGGTAAACGAGGGTTTAGTATTGTTTATCATGATGAAAGTGATACATAAAGAGGAAAATAATGAAAGATAGATTATCAGTTCACGTAGACAATGGCCAAACAGACATTCTTGAGGCTGTAACAGTTCTTAGAAATGGCGGCACAGTAGCTCAATCCGGCCTTGTTGGTATCACTAACATTCAGTACCAGCCAACATCCGACACGATACCATCCGCTATTCTACCAGAAACTATTTTTAATATCCAAGCCAGCGGTAAATCTGAATTAAGATCAACCGCAATCTCTAATGGCGCTAGATCAAAAATAGAACTTCTAACAACTTCCAACACACCAGCTAGTGGTACATCCATCTCGTATAAAGAGCCTCACGGGGCTTCTGGTTCTTTTGAGATTTCTAATTTTGACGACTATGGAAAAGAACTTAGCTTTTTTGTTTACCAAAGTGGAACAGTTGCTATTGGCGACATAAGAAGCTACACAAACAGCGGAGATGTGTTTCACGACTTATCTGCTATAGATGGGCGATCTGTTTTATTGGTTTCTAAAAGTGGCGACCCATACAACAGCGGGACAATCGCTATAAGATCACAATTAGATAAACCATCCGGTCTAGCAGACTTCGGCAAATTATATGTTAAATCTTACAATTTTAATGTTGATTGCGAGGAGCATAAACAGCACCACGCCCTTTACTTTGTAGATGCTTCTGGCAACGAACAGCTGGCAACACCAAATATGTCAGATAGCAAAGGAGGTCTTGTTTTTGGCGGTAGTGGTGAAAATACATACGCTGGATACAACACGCCAAGAGACAGGGTTAGCTGCAAAACCACTCCAAGTGGCAACACTTTATTCGGTCACGGTATAGATATAGCTTTAGATAGAGATGCGCACTACAACACAGTTGTTGGTCATCGCTCTGGCAGTGGGATCTCTGGTCCAATGTTTAACACTGTCGTAGGAGCCGACTCGTTCAACCATCTTCTGCCAAGTAGCGGAAATGTTATTCTTGGTTATAATTCTTTAACAAAAAGTGTGAAAGATTTAACCGACGTAAGCGAGTCAGTTGATAACGCCATCTTAATAGGCAATAATCTATTTTTAGACGACATCCCAAATGACTACACATTGGCGATTGGTCAAAACACACCTATAATCACCGGCTTGCTTAAAGGGTCGGAGCGCAAAGTTTCTATCATTTCATCAGATTCTGAGAATACAAAATTTACATTAAACAAAGACCCGTATGATTTTAATTTTGGTATTAAATATGAAAACAATAGATTTGTAGGGGTTATAGGCAGTCAAGATCAAGGATCTTCGTCTCAAGCTCGTCAAAAACTCGTTATGAGATTCCAAAACTCTCAAGGTCACGAGCAGACCCTTGTTGATTACGATCCGATAGGTGCAGTACCAGTAACTAATCCTGTTTGGGAAATACCAAACCCGCAAGTGCCAACGGTTTCTATTAGTGGCGACCTACGTGTTCTTGGATCTATAAGATTTCCAAATGGAACTTCTCTTGGCGGAACCGAAGAAGACAATTCAGATACAGTAGCATTTAGACCATACTACGGACTCGTAGCGTCTGGGATTAAAAGGTCTATCATCAATAATGACTACTATTTTGGTCTTGACTTTGATTCTGTACCCCTAGCCTCTGATTTTGCTGGAGGTATTGAGCCTTCCCAAACATTCGTCGGTGTAGATATTCCGGGCGGATTTGGTAAAGTTAACATACCAACACTAGGTGCCTACATAACTAGCGGTACTGCCACTTTTGCAGAGAATTGCAACGCAGTTTACACTAATCCAGATAACGTTGCGTACATAAAACCAGATAAAAACTTTGGCTGTGTTTTTATAGGTTGCGATACCGCTACGAGCGCTACAGGTTGGAAGCACGGGGTTTTCATCGGCACACAAGCTGGATATAAAGCCACAACGCCAAACGCTAGTTTAGCAACTGACACCGCCTGTATATTCATTGGTTACAATGCAGGTTTTGACGCTGCTAATGTAAATGACACTATTTGTATTGGTAATTCGGCTGGTAAAAATTCTGACGGCTCTAATAAATCTATCTTTATTGGCCCAAATGCTGGCGAAAACGCTACAAACCCAAACTGTATTGGTATTGGCGCTCACGCCCTTGGTGGTGAAGTGTTTAGAAATGAGGGCGGCCAGAGAAATATTGAGATAGTTGCTGGTTTAGATGATCACCAAAGATTGATGTACGCCAGTGGAGCGTTCAGCGATAAGCTTAATATCCAAAACACGATAGCTGGTAATACGCAGAAAAGACAAATTTCTATTGGTCATGCTAACCTAACACCTCAAGCGCCACTAGAGGTTGTTAGAGACACAACCGACTTCGGCGTTCATGATGGACATACCACTGAAAATATCCAAAGATGGATTAATGAAGGTACTGGAATAGCAAGGGTCAACGAGAGTGGAGCGTTTATACAAAAGACCGTTGGTAACAATTACAGTTCAGAAACTGGAACTTGTGACTCTTGGTTTGGAACACATGAAGGATTTATGAATGATTATATTTACGCTCCAACGTCCTACACATCTCCTACAAGCGGTTGGATGACAACTAGAACATATGAAAATGGGTTTGGCACAGATAGAAGAATACTTGTTGTTAATAGAGATCCTAGATTAAATATTCATGGTCCGGGAGCTGTTGGCGGTACAGCTTTTGTTGTTACTATGATGGTTAATGGCGAGCATAGACCAGTGTTTGTAAGCTGCTCTGGAACTTAGGGGTAAAAAATGACACAGTGTTGTCAATGTGACGGATTAGTAACACCTCCTCCACCGCCAGATACCGGCGCGTGCTGTTACTATGACTCTATAGAAAGAGTGTGTCAAGATAACGTTTCTTCAAATGATTGTCTCTCAAGACCCGCTGGAGTTCATTTTCCTAATCAAACCTGCGCCTCTGTAGAGTGCGGAGTTGGCGATCCAACAACAACAACGACCACCACCTCAGATCCTTGCACCTGCTTTTCTGCCCACTGTGGATGCGATGGCGCGCCATCAACCATTTGCGCCCCCGGCACCTTCTTTGATTGCGATACCTGCGGCTGTGTCGAAAGCAACACAACCACAACTACAACTACTACCTCTACTACTCCAGAGCCTACTTTAAGGGGTTGCTGCTTTGATGGCGATAACTCTTCAGGTTTTATTGGGTGTCAAGACCTTCTTCCTGACGTTTGTGAGGCGCAAGGCGGCACTGTAATGGAAGAAAGTTGCGATAATTTAGGTGGCTTAAACGCTTCAATCTGTGACCCATCAGGTCCAGAATCTTTATCAAACTGCTGCCCTTCTTGCATATCTCTTTCAATAACAATAGACCCAACAACCCTAGAAGAAAATTGCGGCTGCTCTACCGGTCTGGACCCTGAAGGTTTAACATTTGAACTTAATGGTACTTTTGGGTATTATCTTTCAGGGCCAGCTGGTTGCTCATCTATGCAATTTTCACAATGTTATGAAATGGGCTGCTATGAAGGTGATAAGTATGAAGCCGATGGAATAACACCAACAGATGGCTATCTTAACGATTTAGTGTGCATCACGGTGGATTGTAATGGTGGAATGAAAAACGGTCAAGTTGGAGATTCTAAATGGACATACAAATTAGAGTCTTGTTTTCTTGAGGTTTCGTCTGATTTGAATGTTGGATATTTTGACCCGGAAGACTATGTTGATGAAGATTTTACTGTAGATGAACCGCAAAGCGATCCACAAACTGGACAGGTCAACCCTGACTTTTGCTCATCTCATTTAAGGATAGATGATATGACAGCAGCATGGAAAGGAGCTATAGATAACCCACCATTATATGAATTTGATAGCTACAAAGATATTGTTTTAGATAGCGATACAGCTGAAAGGTCGAGCGATCTTGCCAATTGGAGTCCTAGCGATTCTAAAAAGACCGGATTCAATTGTCCAGACCCCAGCGTTGGAGAGTCGCAAGACTGTGACTGTTGCACAACAAGTACAACCACAACCACTTCTACCACCACTACAACAACGACCGTTGACCCATGTGGAGGAAATGGTACCCCTCCGTGTGGTGAAAATTGCGCTCAGGGAAGTATTACCTGCTGTGTAAATGGAACCACGTTGACGATTGATGGCGATCCCGACTGCTGCGTATGCTGCCCAGAGGGTGGAGTTCAGGGGTCTTGTGAAGGCACAACTACAACCACAACGACAAGTACAACCACGACAACCACTGAGGCTCCATGCAATCAACCTTCTGTATTAACCTGTTGCGCGGAGGGCGCCTATCCAGACGACCTTGGTCTTACCGGCAACTGGTTATTCCCAAGCGCCTGCTGCGGCGAAGATGGAGGATCTCCTTTAATACAATGTAGTGACCCTGTTTATTGCTGTAGGAATTGCGGTACCGATTATGAATATACCCCAAATCTAGGGGAGACTTGCGATGAAGATCCCTCATGCGCTTGCCCAAAACCATGTGCGCTTTGCGACTGTATTTTTGATGATAGCTCTTGCCCAACAACAACCACGACAACCACAAGTACGACGACAACCACTACGACCACCAGTACCACAACCACCAGTACCACAACCACCAGCACTACAACTACCACTTCTACGACGACTACCACTCCTGAACCAACTACTAGTGAGCCAACCACTTCAATCCCCGGAGGCGGCCCCGGCGGCTGTTCGGGTACCTGCTCTTTTCAGTGTACCGAGTCTGGCTGGACTACAATTACTACGTGTGACGTTAGCTGCTCCCACTGCGAGGCGACTCAACTAACTTGTGAAAGCTCTCAGCCATGCACAGAGGAAAACATAGGAGCCATATGTGATGGACTCTGCATATCGTTTTAATTTTTAGAGGAAAGAAAGATGGAACAAACATTAACAATTGGAATGGCGCACCACAACGACTATCATGGTGTGTACTTTAGTATTCAGGACATTAGAAAAGAATTGATTTTCAACAAGAGGTACGACCTCCTAAAAAAGATTAATTTTCTCATCATAGAAAACGACCCTACCAGTAAACACGCTGAAGCGGTCAAGCAGTTGGAATTTAAAATACCAAACCTAAAAGTTATTGACTATACTGATAAAAATAGCACTTCAGCATCAAGAAATAAAATCATAGAAGAAGCCCTTTCAACATTTGTTCTTGTTATGGATTGCCACGTATTCTTATGCCCAGTTGTAGAGACCTTAGATAGATTATTTACATTTATGGAATATAACCCTAAAACAAACGATCTGTACAGCGGCCCTCTTGTCCACGATGACATGGGTAATTTCTCTACTCATTTTAGTGACGATTGGGGAGCTGGCATGTGGGGTCAGTGGAGTTGTGCTTGGCAGTGCGTCTGCGAAAACTATCATTTTTCTGTATACAATAGAGGTGAAAACAAAGCTGGCTTCAGGTCTTTAGAACTTCAAGAAAACATAGATAAATGTGTATATTGTGATAGAGGGTTCCCACTTGTTGATTATGCTGGACACGAAAAAGTACTTAGCTCTCAAGGTTATTCTAAGGTTGGCACACAAAATCATGAAAAACCGTTAGAAATTTTTGCTCAAGGATTGGGCATGTTTTTAACTAGAAAGATTTCTTGGTTGAAATTTAATGCTAACTCAGACGGTTTTGGTGGAGAAGAGTGCTATATTCATACTAAGTACAGACAAAATAACAGAAAGTGCTATAACCTCCCTTTTTTGAAGTGGCTTCATAGATTTGGCAGACCTGACGGAGTTCAGTACACGCTAACCATTGACAATAAAATCAAGAACTACATCCATGAATTCACAGAACTCAATTTAGATATAACCCCAGTTAAAAATCACTTTGTAAACGATCAAGGTTTTAGCGAATCAGCATTTAACAAGCTGCACGAAGAGTGCGCTGGTAATAAGAAATGCAAGCCAAACCCTAAAGAGGTTCAACTCTTACAACACGAGGTCGAAGCTTTCAAAAGAAAAGTCGCTGAAGCATCTAATGGCAGAATAAAAATGGAAAATATTAAAGTATCTTATTAAAGAGAATAGATAATGTCATTTGTATTATCAGATAGAATAAAAGAAACGACGATTACGCAGGGTACCGGCAGTGTCACATTAGCTGGCGCTGTTGGTGGCTTTGCTTCGTTTGGGGCTATTGGCGATGGAAATAATACGTATTATGTTATAGAAAATGACACTAGATGGGAAATTGGTGTTGGTACTTACGACTCAGGTACTAACACTCTTAGTAGAGACACAGTTCTTTCTAGTTCTGACGGCGGAACTAAAATCAACCTCAGTGGCGTTTCTTTTGTTTTTGTTGCTTTACCAGCGTCAAAAAGCGTTATCATTGATCCAAGTGGCAACTTTGACATTGATGGTGGCATAACAACAGATAATATCTCCATAGAAAATTATGGTATAATCAACAACCTAACAGTTAGTGGAGATATACTCAGTAGCGGAGATATTAATTCTGAAGGACTCTTAACTTTAACTAGAGATTTAGCTGGTAATTTCTTTCACGCTTATATAGATGACGCAAACAAGCGAACCATTTCTCTTTACAGCGATGCTTCTTCTGCTCCAGAGTGGAAACTTGGCCTAAAATCCTCCCCTTCTTCTGAGACAGATGCCCCTACTTACGCCTATGTTTACGGCGAAGACGGTAGTATTGGTCTTTATGCAAATAGTCAAAACTACCTCTCTTTGACTCACGGGGGCGGTTTTAACCTTGTAAATAAAGGCGATACAATCTTTAGTACCGCCAGCGCTACCGGTACTACTATCGAGGGTCAAGCCGCTGCTTTTCCAACACTTATACTAAGAGCTGCGCCAGCTCAATCGGACAATATTCAAGAGTGGCAAAATAGCTCTGAAACAGTTCTTACAAAGATTACTAGCGACGGCACCCTTATTGTTAAAAGCGCTAATATTCTTACTGAGATAGCTGCTAATACTGCTAGTGGCGTTGCTATTAGCGGTTGGGCCAAGTACTACGTAGACACCCAAGATCATAGCGCAACTTCAGTTAGTGGTTATTTTCAAACAGTCGTTGATGGAATAGAAGATGCGTCATCTGTTAGCGGAGCTTTACAACCGCAAATCACACAGAATACAATAGATATTGTTGCCGTTTCTGGCTTGATTGGGAGTGCATCAGATCCTTCAGGAGAATATTATCTTCAAGAAATTAGATCTAACTCTGCTAGCGGCATTTCAATTAGCGGCGCTTTACAACCACAGATATCACAAAACGTTTCAGATATTGCAGCTGTTTCCGGCTGGGCGCAATCGTATGTAGACTCTCAAGATCATAGCGCTACTGCGGTTTCTGGGTGGGCTAGAGACTACGTTGACAGTCAAGATCACAGTGCATCCGCAGTCAGTGGATGGGCTGATAGTACAATCTCAGCAGGCGATATCGCAGTTAGTGGCTGGGTAGAGCATTATGTTGATAGTCAAGACCATAGCGCCGTAGCAGTCTCTGGATGGGCAGATGCAACCTTCTCTACAACAAGCGTTTCTGGTATAACCTTTGAGGTTTCTGGGGTAAGCAACGAGTACAGAGTTGGCACTACATTTATTGACCCAGACGGTACTGAACAGGTCGTAAGAAGCACATCTATTAGCAATGGCTATTTAAGATTAGAGGTTGCTAACTTTAGCCCATCAGTTTCAGCCGCTGGTCAGTCACGATACTGGGATCAGCCCGTTAGTCAGTGGACTGTTAGTATTGATAACCCGACAGACTTTACAAGTAATTATATCAGTGGTGTAGCACCTGCACTCTCTAGCATTGTTGGCAGCGTGACTTCTGGTGTCAGTCTTTACACAACTACCGGCCCTTCGACAACACCGGCTGGAGGCGTTGACTGGACACAGACCTTTACGGTTGATTCCGATTCTCCAATATATTCTTCAACATCAAACCTTTCTGGTGGATCTGCAAGCGCGACTGTCAGCTTTTTAGATAAAAATGGAGATACTTCATCAGAAACAGCAACCATATCCTTTAGTTGGCAAAGCGCATCAAGCTCAATATCATTCAATAATCTAACTGGAAATAATTTCTTAGAATCATATTCTTCTGTCGGTTATAATCTAACAATCACTGGATTGTCTAACTCTTCAAACGCTTCTACTACAATTACCACGGGTCAGGGTACTCTTAGTAATTCCAGCGATGATGGTACGATGACATTCACTACTGCCATACATAAAGATAATAATAGTGGTAGAACAATTACTGCTACAACAGATTTTACCAGACCTAGTACTGTAACCGGAACAGAATATACTACACAGCGAGTGGTTAGTGACAGTAGTATATCCGCTTCATTCACCTATCCTAGCTTCTATATATTCACAACTAGTACATCTAACCCTCCGTCTAGAGCGGATATTGTAGATACAAATGATTTTGATTTATCTGTCGTAACAGAGCTTGGAAACCAAGTCAAAACAATAGACGGTTATATTACGAATTCCGATTTTGTTCCAAAAGCTTGGTGGTTTGCCGTTAGGTCTTCTGCCTCTCAGCCGACCACATTTAAAACTGGTAACGATTCATCACTGCTTGTTAGCGTTACACCGGTCGAAACCACGGTTGATTTAGAGCCAGATAGCGCTCCCGTGGGTTATAATTCAGAAGAGTACAAGCTGTATGGTATAACTCTTAATACCGGCGACACATACGTACAGATATCTTAGGAGATTTAAAGGATGCCTAACTACGATGGATTAGCAAGAAACGCTTGGCCGGGAACATGGAGTACTAACGGTACGCACCCCATTGTGCTAGACGTTGAAACGCGAGGTGGTTTACGTCTTGTTTCTGGAAGTGGCACAGATACCCTCGTAGGTATACCATCTGGTATGTTACAAAATGGTATGTTAGCTTACGTCGCAAGCGGCTATCATGCTTCTATTTCGGGTGATACATATTACAAATACTCTATCTTAGATGGAGAGTCTAGAGACTCTAATACTGGATTTTTACCAAATGCTTCTGGCAATTGGTCTGTTTTAGACCTTGGTGGCGGCAACACGACGGCTGTCAGTGGATGGGCTGACTCTTCATTTAAAACAAAAACAAGAACATACAACAACATTTCGACAGATTTTAGTATGAGCGACACTTCTGACGTTGTGTTTCTTGATACTACTTCTAGTTCAGTAAACGTACATCTACCAACGGCGGTGGGGAACGGTGGGAAGGAAATTTTGGTTAAGATGAAATCTGGTAGCAATTCAGGCGTTCTTTTAGCAAGCGGATCTCAGACTATAGATGGAGAAAATGAAATTGGCTTATATCATAAGTTCATGAGTGTAACCTTAATTTCCGATAACTCTAACTGGTTTATTAGTTAGTTTTGTGTATAATTAATTGGTAAACGTTTTCCACACATATTCCTTAATACGGAGGCTTTCCTATGTCTTTCCAATCTTATACAAGAAACCCTAGTGGTGTTGTATTTTTTGGAGCAGATGGTTCAGAGACTCTTTACACATCTGCCTCGACATTTACATACGATGATGGGCTTAATGCTCTAAAAATTCCAAACGGTGGCTACATTGGTAGTCAAAGTGATTACGATGCGATTTCTATCGCTTCTAACGGTAATGTTTCGTTAACTCAAAACCTTAGCGTTGCTGGTAACTTAACGGTCAATGGTTCAACCACAACTGTTAATACAACCAATTTGGATGTTAAAGATAGTTTAGTCATGATTAGTAGCGGTACTGCTACCCCTGCTAATGATGCTGGTATTTTGATTGACCGTGGATCTTTAACCAACGCTTTCATGGGTTGGGACGAATCCGCAGATAAATTCATTGTTGGTACAACTACCGCAGACAGCAACTCAACTGGTGATTTGAGTATAACTGCTGGAACTTTGGTTGCTGACCTCGAAGGTAACGCTGACTCAGCAACTCAACTTGCTTCTTCTCAGAACTTTAGTTTGACTGGTCAAGTCAGTGCTAGCAACGTATCTTTTGACGGTACTGGTGGCGTTGCTCTTTCGACAAGCCTTGGTGTTACTGCTATTACTGGTCAGTCTACCGTCACAGAAGCTCCCAGCGATGCCTACATCATTATGGCTAGCGGCTCTGCGCTTCAGAAAATAACAAAGAGCAACTTTGTTAGTGATCTAGGAGCTATGAGTAGCTTTACCCTTGCTGGCACTACTGGAAGTAGCTCTGTAGTAGATGGTGACACCTTAACTATAGCCGCTTCTTCTCAGGGGATGGTTAGCGTTGCAGTATCTGCCGACACTGCCTCGATTTCTGTTACTTCTGCAATTGCTGACGGTACCAAGAATATTACCTTTGATTCTAGCAATGGTATTGGTATTGCAGACGCTGGTCTTAACTCTATTGCGGGTTTGACAACTGCTGCTAATAAGATGATCTACACCACAGGATCTGATACGTATGCTGTTACAGATCTTAGCGCGTTTGGTAGGAGTTTGATCGACGACGCAGATGCTGCTGCCGCGAGGACGACTCTTGGCTTGGTTATCGGTACGAATGTTCAAGCGTATGATGCTCAACTTGCTGATGTCGCTGGATTGACACCAACCGATGGTAATTTTATCGTTGGTGATGGTACCAATTTTGTTACTGAAGCTGGAGCAACTGCTAGAACATCTCTTGGTCTTGGTTCTATTGCTACTCAAAATAGTATTGACCTTGCTTCTGATGTTACAGGAGCGCTTCCAATTGCTAATGGTGGTACCGGAGCGACCACAGAATCTGACGCAAGAACTAACTTAGGTCTTGCTATCGGCACCGACGTTCAAGCTTACGATGCTGACCTTTCCGCAATTGCCGCCCTCGCAAAAGCTGATGGTAACATTATAGTTGGTAATGGTACTACTTGGGTTGCAGAGGCTGGTGCTACAGCAAGAGCATCTCTCGGCTTAACAATTGGTACTGATGTTCAAGCTTATGATGCTGATACAGCGAAATACGACGACACGACCGCCAACTTTACCGGCACTTTGCAGAATGGTGGTAGCAATGTTGTTGTAGATAGTGACATCGGATCTACAGTTCAAGCCTACGATGCCGACACCGCCAAATATGATGACGCTACTGCTAACTTTACTGGAACCCTGCAAAACGGTGGTTCTAACGTTGTTGTAGATAGCGATATTGGATCTACTGTTCAGGCTTACGATGCCCAACTTGCCGACGTTGCTGGATTATCAACAACCGATGGCGGTTTCATTGTCGGTAACGGCAGTAATTTCGTTATTGAAACTGGAGCAACTGCAAGAACTTCCCTCGGCCTTGGCTCGCTCGCTACTTTAAGTAGCGTTGATACTGCACAGCTTGCCGATGGCGCTGTTACAGAAGCTAAGAGAGATCGTACTGTTCACAGTCTATCTACAAATGGTGGTGCTGACAAAGATATCACTCTTGTCACAACTTCATCAACTAACAAGACTGTTTACTTACCAGCATCTCCAAGTACTGGTCAGCTTGTTATGATCAAGAAAATTGATAGCGGGGCTGGAGCTGTTATTGTCAATGCCAGTGGTTCTACCATTGATGATGCTTCTACGAAGAATCTTTATGGTCAGTATGAATCACTCAGCGCTATTTACAATGGCTCTGAATGGTTTGTTGTCTAATTTTAAAGAATAAGAGGAAATAGGAATGAGAAGTATAACACTACAGACTAGTGATAACCAAATTGTATCTGGTGATGTAATTGGGTTAGTGAATTTTGCCGCTTCAGCAGAGTCCGATGGAGGGGCGGCTATTCTAATCGCTGGTAGTATTTACTCTCAAGGTGAAGGATCTTTTCAGTCCTCTTATAATCCTGCATCTTTAGTCTTCGCCACTTCCGCCAATGACTCTCTGGCGGCTAGTGGCAAGATTAAGATCAATCATGACGGTCACATATTACCCATGCAGGATGGGTTTTATAGTTTAGGCGACCCTAATTTTAACTTCAAACATCTATATGTTGATGGGATAACTATAAGCGGTGAGTATACCCTCCCAACTTCTGATGGTTCTGCTAATCAAGTCCTACAAACAGATGGTAATGGGTCTCTATCATTTGCTACAGTTTCTACTGGTAGCACTTATACCGCTGGTAGCGGGCTAATACTAGACGGAACAGAATTTAATGTATATGGTGGTAGTGGTAATTTTCAATATTTAGAAGTAAACACTTCAAATAATGTTATACCAAAAATAGAATTTACTGGCTCTGGTGTTACCGATACTCCAATCAACTTGGAAGTCGCCTCTAGTTTTGAGAGCGCCACTGGTTCTGGTTCCGCTCTTTTGTTCCAAGGAACTCAAGGTCAATTATTCTCAATCACAGACAATCTTTCCAGCGGCACAATCTTTAGTGTTTCTGACATTACTGGGTTGCCAATGCTTGAGATTGACGCTTCAGGTCATGTACAAATTGGTGAGTTTGCAGATGATATAACATTACATCAGGCAGTTCTTTTATCTGGTGGTGTTCCTTCAAGCACAACAAATAAATTATACAATAATGCTGGTACTTTATACTGGAATGGTAGTACATTAACATATGATGACGCTGCCATATCTGGATATTTTGAATCTCGCGTAGATACAAACGAAACCAATATCGCCCTAAAAGCAAACATAGCAAGTCCCACCTTTACAGGAACCCCAGCGGCACCTACGGCAAGTGCTGGTACAAACACCACACAGCTTGCCACAACTGCCTTTGTTTCAACTGCTGTTGCTAATCTCGTAGACAGCGCGCCAACAACGCTAGATACCCTTAACGAACTAGCTGCCGCTCTTGGTGATGATGCTAACTTTAGCACGACTGTTACAAATAGCATTGCTACAAAACTTGCCAATGTTGTTGAGGACACTACCCCGCAGCTTGGCGGTACGCTTGATGCTAACGGAAATAGCATTGATATGGGTACGAATACCATTACGGATACAAAGGTAGGGCAGTGGGATACCGCTTATGGGTGGGGCGATCATGCGAGTGCAGGATATTTAACTTCAGAGACCAGTCATGCCGACGTTGTTGTTGATGGAGATTTTGGTTCTCAGGGGTTAATGAAGCGTGGCGTAAGTGCTGGTTCTTACAGTATAATAACTGATAATTCTAGCAACTGGAATACCGCATACGGCTGGGGTGACCATGCGAGTGCTGGATATCTAACTGCCCACCCAACAATCTCCGCTGCTTCAAGCAGCGATAATAGTGGTCGTACATATATTCAGGATATCACCCTAGATAGCAATGGTCATGTTACGGGTCTTACTACTGCCACAGAAACGGTAACAGACACAACATACACCGCTGGTAGTGGGTTAACACTGGTTGGGACTGAATTTAATGTTTACGGCGGAAGCGGTCAGTTCAGAGAGATCCTATTTGACGATAACTTCCCTATCGCGATAAAGTCTGAAGGCAATTCTATATCTTCACATGGTCCAGATATCCATATGGGATATGCTGTGGCAGAGGGTTATACTCCGTCAACTAGTAGCACTCAAGATGGTAATGTTATTATCGGTAATAATGCTGCCAGCGGTGCCTCGGTTAGTAATAGGCAGGTAGTAATTGGTTATAATACGGCAAGACAAACGGTAGGAGGTTTTGGTGGTATACATATAGGTGCCGAAGCCGGTCATTCAATGAGAACCGCTCAGTCTCAAATGATAGGAATCGGGTACGCTTCGCTAGGTTCTACAAGTGGGTGTTCAAATGTGTATGCGATTGGTAACAATGCTGGCGCTTTAGGCACTTCCATAACAGTCTGTAATTTTATGGGACAAAATGCTGGGTACGCAGCGACAGGTTTATCTAATTCTAATGCGTTTGGATATTTTGCTGCAAATTCGCATAGAGGAGGACAGCATAATCAATATCTTGGTTACTATGCTGGAATTCAAGCTAGTGGTTCCTATAATATTGGCATTGGAAGCCTTGCCCTTGCCGCATCAACTGGCAATTATAATATAGAGTTAGTTACGAATGGTGGTTCCCCTAATGTTATTGGAACAAATGACAACAAATTACATATCGAAAACACCATCATTGGCGATACTTCCAGCAAACTCCTCGCCATTGGAAACGTTGGATCAGCAGACTTAACTCCAGACGCGACCCTTGAAATTAAACCAAATGCTGCGACAGATGTTGGCCTTATTGTTCAGGGCGCAACTTCCCAATCTGCCGACTTTGTTCAATTCCAAACAAGTTCAGAAACCGTAACAAGCAAAATTGACTCTGCCGGTAGGCTTTTGTTTGATATTGACACAATTACAACAACGCCAAGCACAAAGGGTGTAGGGGCATATGCCAAAGGCGTTGCTGTATTTGACGACAACGACGGCTCCATGATGGCCTACTTCCTAAGAGATGGGACCGACAATTATACTAGGTTTAACTCTAATGATGTAAGATTGTTTGCCGCGAGTGCGTCAACCAATGGTGTTCATCTAAAATCCGCAAACACTTCGTTTGGTACACCAACAGACGGTCTTGCTATCTATGATAACGATGGTACAACTCTAGGTGAACTTAAATGTGACTTTGTAAATGTAGATATAAATTCTGCGTCCGCAAATGGTCAAAAAATAACTGCTGCTGCATCTCAAACTGCCGAACTACAAATATGGGAAAATAGTTCAAGCACAAAACTTGTAGCGGTTGGTCCTGATGGTGGTTTAGAGCTACCCAATAATGTACCATCCACCACAACCAATAAATTGTATAATAATGCTGGGACATTGACATTCAATGGTTCCGCACTTGGCGGTGGTGGGATTTCAAATATAGTAGAAGATACTACCCCTCAACTTGGTGGAACATTAGACGCTAATG